AGACGACATCGCAGTTAACCTCAAAAAGGTTCCGTACTACGTCAACACGTACATGCGCAGCCAGTACATGCTTGAAGCTGTCGACCCTGATGAGCCGCTTGAGTTTGGCCACGCAATCAAAATGCAAGACATCACGCCAAACATCTACACGCTTATCAGTCACATCCTTGGTGACGGCAAAGAAGAGTACGAGCGTTTCATCAACTGGCTAGCGTACATCTATCAGACTCGACAAAAGACAAAAACGAGCTGGGTGCTTAGCGGCACACAAGGTACGGGCAAGGGATTGTTCTACAACACAGTCATCAAGCCTCTGTTCACGGAACAGCAAGCCCCCATGCGCTCACTCGAATCTATCGAAGAGCAGTTCAACTTGTTTATGCGCAACGCTCTGTTCCTTGTAGTCGATGAGTTCCACATGGGCTCAGCAAAAACAGGCACTGGCAAAATCGCTGACAAGCTCAAAAACTGGATCGCAGAAAAAAATGTGTCAATTCGGGCAATGCGTAGCAACAGCGTACAAGTAGAGAGCTACTGCAACTTCCTGTTCTTCACTAACAGATTAGACGCAGTCAAGATCGACACAGGTGACCGACGTTACAACATCGCTCCCCGGCAAGAGACTAAGCTTCTTGACGCGCATCCAGACTTGCCAGACAAGCTGTACAACATGGACCACGAACTACGGGCCTTCGCTGGTGTACTCAACACCTTTAAATACGAAGAACGATTCATCCATGTGCCCATCGACAACCGCGCTAAAGAGCAAATGCGTACTGTCGGCATGTCTGTATTCGAAGATTTCTGCAAAGCAATCAGCGACGGCAACCTCGCACAGTTCGCAGACATACTTGACATCAACACCGGCACTGTTGCTTTTGCAAACGAAATCATGACCGCACAGCGGTTCGTTAAAAACTGGATAGCAGAAGCTAATGACCCTTACGTCATACTACCTACTGAACACTTACGCACCGTGTTCCACATTCAGACTGAGCAGAACCCACGCCTAAGCCAACGTGAGTTCATAAAGCGGTTGCAACGTCACGGGTTAGAAATCACACGTAAGCGACCATACTCAGCAGAAAGAACTGCAAGCGTGATACGTGGGATTGAAACCAAATGGCATATCTCAGACAAAGATATAGAAACTATTATTGACGCACACTTCCAAGAAGAAGATAGAAAGCTGTTGCGGGCTTAAACCTATTAGCTATACTAATAAAAACGAAACAGGATGATTCGGAATGGAACTCACTCAGAGCAAACGGCCTGATATTGACAAGGCCTTTGAAGTACCAGAAACACTCGGACCTGTTAAAGCTTGGTCCTACTCAGCCCTCAAAGTTTTCGAAGAATGCCCTTACCGTACATACATCAGTCGTGTACGACGTGTGCAAGAGCCATCCAGCCCAGCAGCTGACCGTGGTACACAGATCCACCAAGAAGCAGAAGACTACGTCAATGGCACGCTCGGTGAATTCCCTCAAAGCCTCAGCAAATTTAGAGACGACTTCGAAGAACTACGCAGCCTGTTTGCAGACGCTAAAGTCGAGCTAGAAGGTGAATGGGGCTTCAACACAGAGTGGGCACCTGTCGGATGGATGGAGCCCAATACATGGGCACGCATCAAACTCGACGCCCTTGTACACGAAGATGAAGGCAGTGCACGAGTCATCGATTACAAAACAGGCAAAAAGTTCGGTAATGAGATCACGCACTCGCAGCAGTGTCTGCTGTATGCAATCGGTACGTTCTTTCGTTACCCACACCTTGACTTCGTACAGACAGAGCTGTGGTACCTAGATAAAGGTGAAATGACTACAAAGACATACACCCGTGCAGACGCAATGCAGTTTGCTCCGGGCTTTCATAAACGAGCAATCGCCATGACTACATGCGAAGACTTTGCTCCAACACCAAGTAAGCAAGCATGTCGCTGGTGCTCGTTCAAAAACCCCAACGGCGAAGAACCAGCCGAGTGCCAATGGGGCGTAAGCTAACCCTCTAAGTTGCTCCACAACTTAGCGTTTGCCCCGGTAGGTGAGTGGTCTACCGGGGCTTTTTTGTATTGGAACGGCTCTCCGTAGAGATAGCGGCAAGCGGCGGTGTCGCAGCAAAAGATTCGATGATGTGCGAGGAGAGCGCTGGGTTTCCGACAAGCGCCCAGTTTTCATAGCGCCAATCGAATCAACCGGCTTTGGTAGTAGGTCACCCTCCTTTACCTACGCAGCTACAGATGTGGAGTGCATCAATAACTGCAACTACCAAAGCATCCCGCACCCACTTTCTGGAGGTAGGCCATGAATCACGAACAAGAACAACGAATCACGTCTCTTTTACTCGGCGGCTACCGCGAAGACGAAGTCGTATCCAACATAGCTGTCGAGTACAACATCACCGACGAATTCGATTTCGAAGACTTGCCACGCCACGTGGCACGCATCAACAAACAGATACAAGCATTGGGGGAAGTTCCATGAGTTTTTTGTTTCGACTGCTTACAGCGGTCGAGTTAGTCATATGGTTTAGAAAACTAAAGGAGGCCAAACGTGGAGATGTGGCACAAACGCAAAGACGGGAGTCTGATCCAATTTGCACTTGCAACCGATCCACCCGAAGCAATGTACTGGACGACCTACAAGCTCAAAGTCACAGATGTGCAGCTTGTCACCAAAGTGCCTGCCAAAGACAAGACCCATATTCGGAGAGAGATCTATGAAGACATCACCTCGCGCGAACGTAAAGCGCACCCGAACACGGTATCTCAAAAGCGTAAAGCCACCGTCTGCGACAATGCTAAAGCCCGGCGGAAACAACAAGAAACTGGGTAGTAAAGTAACAACAGGTGCATGGGGAGGTGCTGTTATCTACAGCCTTACCCTCGAAGAACGTAAGTCCTGCCCCAAAAACTGTGACCAATGGGACACGTGTTACGGTAACAACATGCCCTTTGCACTACGTTACGATCATACACACCCTGACTTCTACGACTGTCTCGAAGAAAACGTCAGCGACCTAATCAACAAGCACTTGTGGAAGAAGGACGAACCTATTGCATTCCGCCTACATGTGCTCGGTGACTTCTTCAGTGAAGAGTATGTCAACTGGTGGGATAAATGGTTGCAAGACTGGCAGGGCATCAATATCTGGGGGTACACGCACCACGATCCACGGTCTGACATTGGTATAGCCATCAGAGAAATGAACATGCTCGACAACTGCCACGTGCGGTTCTCAGACAAGATAGAAATGGAACACCACTTACAAGCAAACGTCATAGCATCAAGCGACTCGCACCACACTGGTCTCATCTGCCCTGAGCAAAGAGGCATCAAGACTAGCTGCGGCGACTGCGCTATGTGCTGGACCAGCAATAAAGCTATCAATTTTTTGCAACATTAATATTAGCTGTGCTAATATTCTTCAACAGAAAGGTGACATTAGGATTATGCAGCCATTCGAACATCAAACTAAAACCACCGACTTCGTTGTAAGCAAGCCCGGTGTACTCATTACCTCCGACCCCGGTACAGGCAAGACGCGCAGCGTAATTGATGCGTTCGTCAAGCGTGGCTTCGGCAACGGTCGTATGCTTGTACTCGCACCGCTTTCTATTCTCGAAGCCTCATGGGGTGACGACATACGTAAGTTTGCGCCGCAGCTCACGTATTCGGTCGCGTACGCAAAAAACCGTATGAAAGCGTTTGATGAAGAAACCGACGTCGTCATCACCAACCACGACGCAGTTAAATGGCTAGCAAAAAACCCCGGCTACCTTGAACCGTTCAACACTGTCTGCATCGATGAGTTCACAGCATTCAAGAACGCAAACAGCCAGCGGTCCAAAAGCGTAGCCAAGATCATGAGCAACTTCGACTACCGCATCGCAATGTCGGGCACGCCCAACAGCAACACCATTCTCGACGTGTGGCACCCAACCTATCTGGTTGATGACGGTGAGCGCCTCGGCAAACGGTTCTACAGTTTCCGTAGCGCGGTGTGCCAGCCACAGTTCAACGGCTTTGCAAACGTATGGGTAGACAGGCCCGACGCACAAGAGATCGTTGCCTCTGCTCTGTTTGACATCAACATACGCTTCTCTCTCGAAGAGTGCATCGACATGCCTAAACAGGTTGTGTCTACGCGCTTCGTTGATCTCAACAAAAAGACAATGGATGCATACAAGGTGCTAGCTGAAGACAGCGTCTTGTATACACCACAAGGAACAATCAACGCTGTACACGCTGGTGCCAAGGTTAAAAAGCTTCTGCAGCTTTGCACCGGTGCAGTGTATGACGAAAACGGTAAGGCTCAGGGCATACATGCCGAGCGTTACGACCTAGTTATGCAGCTAGTGCAAGAGCGTAAGCACTCACTAGTTGCGTTCAACTGGCAGCACGAACGAGACCATCTCGTCGAGCTAGCCGAAAAGCTGTCGATTAAATACGGCGTGATCGATGGCTCCACAGCCGCAAGCAAACGCAAAGATATTGTTGACCGCATGCAGGCGGGGCAGCTGCAAGTTGTATTCGCCCACCCGCAGTCTGCAGGTCACGGTCTCACCATGACCAAAGCAACCACAATTATCTGGGCGTCGCCTACTTACAACGCCGAGCACTATCAGCAGTTCAACCGACGCATCTACCGTGCGGGCCAGACCCAACGCACCGAGGTGATTCGCATCGCTGCTGAGAACACTTGGGAACCTGCTGTCTACGACAAGCTGGAATCCAAGCTAAGCAGAATGGACGAACTACTCGGAATACTTAACCAAACCACATCAACACGAGAAGCCTCATGAATATCAATGAACTAATCGAACAACGCGTAAACATCAAAAACCAAATCGATGAACTAAATGCGCAAATCAAAGACCTGCAAGAACAGCTCCGAGGTAACGAGACTGTCTTGCTCAAAGAGTTGGACGCACAGGGCTTGTCCAGAACAGCCAACGACAAAGCCTCTGTATCCATCAACGAAGACACGGTCCCCGATGTCACTGACTGGGATGAACTATACGCCCACATCATTGACACCAAAGACTTCAGTCTTCTCCAACGCAGACCTAGTAGTACTGCATACAAGGAGATACTCAAGCTCGGCGAGAATGTCCCCGGCCTGCAGCCACGAACCGTTCGCAAACTAAATATGCGCAAACTTTAAGGATCAATAGTTATGCCAAAATCAGCAGTAGCAGTAAAAGACACCGCAGCAGTAGCACTCGTATCAAACGACGTACCAGCACACGTACGTGCAGCGCAAGGCGCAGGTCGTGGTAACGAAGACGTAGGTAGCGCAATCGCAATACCACGCATCAAGTTGCTGCAAAAGATGTCTCCCGAAGTCGACAAGTACTCGCCCAAGCACATCGCAGGCGCAGACGTCGGCCACTTTATCAACAGCATCAGTAGCGAAGTCTACGGTGAAGAGCTGTACGCCGTCTCTCTCAAGTTCAAAGTAGAGTACGTTGTGTGGCGTAGCATGGAAGCAGGCGGTGGTTTGCTCGGCAACTTCACTAATCAGGCAGACGCTGAAGCAGCAGTAGCCGCTCAGGAAAAGCCAAGCGAGTACGAGATCAAAGATACTCACTCACACGTCTTGTTGCTTAAGAACCCTGAAACAGGCGATCTGTCCCACCCAATCATCATGGACTTTACAAGCTCAAAGCTACGTGTCTCACGCAGCTGGAACACGCAGATCGCTAGCAAAGGCGGCGATCGCTTCAGCAGCCTGTGGCGTCTCAAGTCACAACCCGTTGAGTCACGCACTGGTCAGCAGTTCATGAACCTCGACGTCGAGTGGGTTGGCTGGGTAACTGACGAGGACTACCAAATTGCCGAAGGGCTATTCGACCAGTTCTCTGGGTAATGAATGAACGAGCACGGATTCGTAAGGTCCGTGCACCGTCAATTATCTCCTGACATTTTTGTCTGGAAGATAAACGACACGTACGCGGGTGGAGTGCCAGACGCATTTTACGCTGGCCCTGCCCGCTGTTTATTCGTTGAATACAAGTATGTAAAGCTACCTAAACGCAGCAACACGCTTGTAAAGACAACACTATCCGAGCAACAAAAACTCTGGATTAACCGCATGCACGAACTATCTCATGCTGTAGCCGTCGTCATAGGATCTGATAAAGGCTGTGTTGTCCTACAAAACAAGGCATGGAATAGCCCGTTAACACTAGCTGATTTTTTGCCTGCATGTATTAGCGTAAAAGACGTAGCGCGTTGGATAGAGGCAACGTGCAATGAGTAACAACCTACGTAGAATATGGGAAGCGCGCAAAATAGAAAAAGGCGTAACCCAAACACAAGCTGCTAAAGAGCTGGGGTGGACTCAAGGCGCATTAGCCCAATATCTAAACGGGCATACAGATCTAAATGGCCCTGCCATAATCAAGCTGGCCAACTATCTAGGCGTTGACCCTAGAGATATTGACCCACGAGCCACGAACCACATGCCACGTATCCTAAACAAAGTATCTAAAATCACAAACGCTAAAGGAGAAAACGTGCGTCTTCCTTCAGGGTTTACGATCCATCTGGACGACTAAGCTCTTCAACCATTCTATCCAAGTACCAGCGTGCCTTACGAAGGTCTTCGACTGGCCTCCCTTTATATGACATGCGCCAAACGTACTTTTGCACGTTGCCTTTGAGGTAACCGATGAACTGATCTTTAGACATCGACGCTTTTATGGCATCGATGCACTCAATTTCACCGGTTTTGTAATGGGAGGGGTGGTTTACCGGGTCGGTAGTTGCCATGTAAGTGTCATCCTGACGTTATTAGCATGACTAATTGTACTTCTTTTTCTTCTTTTTCCCACCTTTTGGCTTCTGATTAATACAGGGCTGTCCCTTATGCATAGCTGTCTCCTTATCGCATACCAATAATCAAACCGTTTACTTCACCAATCTGGTCCGCCGTACTACCAGTATCACTGTCTCCAACGCCAGAGCTGCCTGTTCGTGTCATCTCTAGCTTCATATCAACCGTGCCTGTAGTAGGTCGGCCCAGCGTGCCAGATATAGAGAACGGCATATACAGACTCGTGCTCGCTTTGAAGCGCGTTTCGCCTACCAACTGGTAGCCGCCAGACGAAGCAACAGTAATTGTATTGCTCGTGCTAAACGTAGCGTACGAATGATAAATAGTGGTGGTACCGCTTGAGCTGTTATACACCGCATTGTTTACCGTAGCAGTAGAGCTACCATTACTAAGGACATTGCCTTGCACAGCCAAGCCGCGCTTATCTCCGCTAAATGTCATGTAGTAAAGAGTAGGCGAGCCTTTGTAACCACCAGATGTGCCTACTGCTGTAGGTGAACCAATAGTTGTTGCCGCAGTCGAGTTGTCCTTCATCCACATTTTAATGCTGTACGTCTTGCTACTCGTAGAGTTAAACCAACCACTAGCTTGAGCGTAAGGAATATGCCCGACTGTGGTATGAGAAGTAGCCTCAAGCTGAGTCTCTAAAAACGTAAGCGTCCCACCGTTCGTGCCTGTATACGCGCCACCCGCAAATGACTGACTAGTCGTGTCGCGGAACGACTGCATGATGTTCACATCGCCAGTAAGATTAGTCGCATACACCGTAGTGCCTGACATCACTGTCGCACTAATACTGCCAGACGTTATCTGATTGGCCTGTATCGCATTAACCTTTAGAGCACCCGTATTCGGATCAGACGTAAGAGTCGTACTGTCAATATTTAGACGGTTGGTGCTTATCGTGCCTGCAGTGATCTTGTCGGCGGATAGGCTGGCTATCTTCGCGTTGTCGATCGCAGCGTCACCAATCTTGGCATTAGTTATCGTGCCGTTCTTAATAAAACCGTCAGCGATATACACACCGGGCTGCACTGTTTCGCCATTGATTGTCTGCTGACTAGTAATAACGCTAAATGGAACGCTAGGCGTACCTGTGTCACTAGCAGTACCCAACAACGCAAACCGGTCAGCATTGACGATGAACTCGCTGACGATATTACCCGCCGCTGTAGTTGTAGACGCCAGACCGAAGCCAGCTACTGCGCCGTTCAGGTCGACCTTAACCGTGTACTGCGCCTCTAAGTCTTCACCATCTGCTTTAGAAAAGAAGTTCTGCTGCACAGCCGCAGTAGTCGCATAGTCACCAAGCGTAGAAGTCGACACCAAGTTCGTAGTCGCGGAGCTGATCGCCGAGTTCATGTCGGTCGTAGTCGAATAGTCAGTAGTCAGCGTGGCCGTAGTAACGTAGTCGCTAAGCGCGTTGGTCTGATCCGTTTCAGTGACGTAATCGTCAAGCGCAGTGTTCAGCGCTGTAGTAGACACCAGCGTTTGCGTAGCATTACTTATCGCAGTATCGGCTTCGGACCTCGTGTAGTAATTCGTCGTCAGGTCAGACGTACTTGTGTAGTCACCCAACGCTGTATTCAAAGCTGAAGTAGAAACGAGGTTTTGCGTCGCTACACTAATCGCGCTGTCCGTCTCTGTCTCAGTGTAGTAATTATTTGTCAGATTAGCGTTGGTCGCGTAATCGCCCAGCGTAGTATTTAGGTCGCTGCTCGACACTAGGTTCTGTGTAGCTATAGATATAGCCGAGTCAGCTTCTGTCTGCGTGTAGTAGTTGTTTGTCAGGTTAGCGTTGGTTGCGTAGTCACCGAGCGTTGTAGACAAATCGCTTGTAGACACAAGGTTCTGTGTAGCTGTACTAATTGCAGAGTCAGCCTCTGTCTGGGTGTAATAGTTGTTTGTCAGGTTAGCGTTGGTCGCATAGTCACCCAACGTAGTCGTCAAGTCGCTGCTCGACACTAGATTCTGCGTCGCAGTAGAAATAGCAGTGTCAGCTTCTGCCGACGTATAGTAGTTAGTATCGAGGTACGACGTTGTAGGGTAGTTGCCTAGTGCAGTGTTCAAACCCGAAGTAGACACAAGGTTCTGAGTGGCTGTGCTAATAGCCGAATCTGCTTCTGTAATAGTGTAGTAGTTCGTATTTAGCGAAGCAGTAGTTGTGTAATCTCCCAAAGCATTAGTCAGGTCAGTACTAGATACTAAGCTCTGAGTCGCAGTCGCTATAGCTGAGTCAGCTTCTGTCTGCGTGTAGTAATTAGAATCAAGCGTCGCTGTGGTCGCATAGTCGTCTAACGTCGTACCAAGCGCCGTGTCTGTAACGTAGTCCGCTAACTCGTCAGCCAACGCCGATGTACTAACCAGACTTTGAGTGGCAGAACTGATTGCAGAGTCGGCCTCTGTAATCGTGTAGTAGTTCGTGTCCAACGTAGCTGTCGTAGCGTAATCACTAAGCGTTGTAGTTAGGTCGCTATTAGATACCAAAGACTGGGTCGCGTTAGAGATAGCAGTATCTGCTTCTGTCTGCGTGTAATAGTTGCTAGTAAGCGTAGCTGTAGTAGCGTAATCACTAAGAGTCGTAGTCGACACCAAGTTCTGCGTCGCTGTACTGATTGCGCTATCTGCTTCTGTCTGTGTGTAATAGTTGTTCGTTAACGTCGACGTCGTAACGTAATCACTTAGCGTGGTGTTAGACACTAAGTTTTGTGTAGCGGACGATATTGCGCTGTTTGTCTCTGTCGCTGTCAGGTAGTCAGTATCTAGCGTAGCTGTTGTAGCGTAGTCGCCCAGCTCAGTGGCCAAGTCCGTACTTGATACAAGGTTCTGAGTAGCGGTGCTGATGGCGCTGTCTGCTTCTGTTGCAGTGTAGTAGTTGCTCGTAAGCGTCGCGTTTGTGACGTAGCTACCAAGGGTCGTGGTCAACGCACTGTCTAAGACGTAATCGTCAAGCG